TAATAAGTTGGAAAACTGTTTGTAATTTTGTTAAGTTTGATTTGCTTTGTAAAGTATTTCTTAATCCTTGGTGCAGGGGCTTTGGCCATTTACCAAAACTTACCCAAGCATATCCATTGTGTTCACCATTTAATACTGGAATAAATTCTTCTTTAACTACACAAAGGTATGTATGAAAATTAAATTTTTCATCATTACTTACAAAAGTTTCTAGTGGAATAGATTTAACAATAGGAGGACATTCTCCTATCTCTTCTTTTATTTCTCTCGTCAATGCTTGATAAGGAATTTCTTCACTCTCATTAGTACCACCTACAAGTCCCCAAACGTCAGCTTGTCGACTTTGTGTTCTATGTAAAAATAAGAACCTCTGTGTATCTAATGTATAGAAGAGAGCTCCACTACAAATAATCTTGTTCATATTAGTAATTATGCTAGAGTACTAGGCGCCAGGTTCCTTTTCGATACTCGCCTTCGAACGTTAAAGTCCATGCAGTACCGTCCCATTTATATTGGACACCTGTATTTAAATTGGTTGTATATGTTACTTCTGGTACTGTTGAATCTTCACCGCTATTACCACTGGCATCAAAAACAATGTTCCAATCATTTCCGTCCCATTCAACAATATCGTTTTCTTTGGCAATTAAATCGCCTTTAGATCCCTTCCAAGCATCAGCACCATCTTCATTTGTTGCATCACCAATATCACCTAATAACAGTACTCTTATACCATTACCTCTTATGTTAGTTGGATTAACTTTACTTGGATCTATAATATAATCTATTGTTCCTTTAGTTGCTAAAGGACCTACTATAACTGTGTTAGTTGGAATAGTATCTTCGTCCCAATTAACAACAATTTGTGTTTCATCTAATGTGTTTATTGCAAAAGTACCTACAACTGAAGTTGTAAATCCTGCTCTTTCAAGATAGATTTTACTTAAACTTGCTCTGTATTGTCCTGGTTGTGCATCAAGTACTGTACGCCAGTTTATTTCACCAGCAATACCATTTTTACCTAGTTGTACAATGTTACCCATTACAATAGCATCATATCCAGACGCAGTTGATACTGCCAAGTTCGCAGTAGACTTGCTTGATTTACCCATACCTGATTTACCTGCTGTTGATGTATCTGAACCTTTGGCCAAGTTTGCATTACTGTCATCGTATCCTTGTAGTTCAGGCATACTATTACTTAGGTCAATAGTTCCTCTGCTTTCATCAAATATACTCATTATAACATTTGTAATAACACCTAGCTTTTTAACTTTAGCAGGTGGACTAATATATATTGGTGTACTAAATCCTAGTGTGGCAACATCAATATCTGTTTCAGTTCCAACCGGAATACTTCTTGAACTAAAGTTAATGTTTTCTAAGTTAACAACTGACAACGAAGTCCAGTCTACATAGTTGTCTGTAGTTTGTATTTCTAAACTAGGATTGAACAGCATTAGTATCTGTTCCATAATTTGTAATTTTTGTTCTGTATTAGTTGACCATATATCTGCTGTTACTTGTAAAGTATATGGAGTAGGCATCATACGTTCAACTGTATAATTTTTACCTTGTGTGTTTAAATATTCTTTTCCTGTTGCATCATATTCTCTTTCTCTAATATGTACCTTACCTGTAAAACTTGGATCAGCAGTTCTAGTTCTGTCCATCTCCATACCTGTTACATACACACCTATACGTGGAGCACTAGGAATTTTATTTTCTGAATTATCTCTTATGATAGCACCTACTTGACGTGTAATATCTCCGTACATAACAGGAACTTGTACTAAAGCACCCTTGCCATCTGCATAAGAGAAGTTACTCAACAGTCTGATTATCTGAGTAATATATCTTCTTATTTGTCCATCATAAAAATGTAGCATTAATTATCCGCCTTAGGTTTAAGTGCTTTACTCAAAGGTTGTCTTTCTTTAACAGATTCACCACCTATTGTATTTGTAGTAGTGTTATTAACAAACGTTCCTTTTTGTGTATTTCTAGTATCAGTATTAGACATTGTAAGTCTTACACTATCTTCTTGTTTAGCCCAACGTTGGCCATCGTATCTAAATAATCTGTTTGGCATAAAGTCTGTCCTTAAAAAGTAATCACCTTTGATTTGATTCAATGGAAAACTAGATCCATGTCCAAATGATTCTCCGTTTGGTGCAATACCATCGCCTAACAAGTAACCATCATATCCTGATCTTTCTGGAGTTTGGTTAACTCTATCAGCAAGTAAACCTTGTTGTGATATATCAAGTGTGCTAGTATCAGTTGTAACTAGTTCAGGTTTACCAAACTTGTCAACTTGTAGTGTATAAAATTGTTTTGTGTTATAACCTGACTTAGGTGCATCTGCTTCTGCCTGAGCCAACACAGCATTATTAATTTGCATTTCTTGTTCATACGTTGATAGTACATCACGTAAAGTATTACTTGAACCTTCCTCTGATGGTAAGTCAAGTATTTCTTTGAATTCTTGTGAGTCAACAATTTGTTTTAATTTAACTCTATATAAATGTGGATACCAACTTTGTGAAAATCCTTCTGCCGCTCTGTTAACATCTTCTACAACATAAAAACGTTTAAGTGCTACTTGGTAATCATTAAGAGCATACTCATCTTTTAAGTGTGGAAGCTCTATTACGTCACCTGGCATAATCTTACGACCTAATGTTTTTACACTAGTGTTGATAGGTATTGTCATAAACAATGTATCGTTCTGTAAAAACAGTCCAAATTGACTCATATCAAAGTCAATATCCTGTACGTTGTATATGCCACGTATTACATAAATGTCTGGATCGTATTTTCTATCCCTATTTTCAAGGAAAAGCATATCCTGAATATTGGTCTCTTTTACAGCATTATAGCGAGGCTGTGAAGGAGTAGCATCTGCTTCATCTGGATTAGAAGGGCCTAGATATTTGTGTATGAACACATCTGTACCACCAACGGTGAACATTTCCGTGATGGTTTTATCTAGAAATTCGTAATCTTTGCCCTTTTCGGGTTTGTATAAACTGAGTCTTGGCATAACATTAGTATTTATCGAACGTATAAATACATATGGAGAAGAAGATATGTCAGATTTAAAAAGCATGAAACAAGAAGTATTTGATTACATCAACCTAAGTTTAGGTGGTGGAATGGTGGACGTAGAGCTTGATCCAGAGCATTACGAAACAGCATTAAAGAAATCACTTGCAAAATTCAGACAAAGATCTGATAACTCTGTTGAGGAATCATACATATTTTTACCAACAGTTATTGATCAGAATACATATATCCTACCACAAGAAATTGTAGAGGTTAGAAGAATATTTAGAAGAAGTATTGGATCAAGAAGTGGTGGAGGTGATGGTGGTACATTATTTGAACCATTCAACCTAGCATACACTAACACGTACCTTTTAGCAAGTACTAACATGGGCGGACTTGCTACCTATGATATGTTTAGTCAATATCAAGAATTAGTAGGAAGAATGTTTGGTAGTTTTATTGAATTCAAATGGAACACTACAACAAAAGAACTAGTTATACTACAACGCCCTAGAGCAGAAGAAGAATTATTATTGTATTGCTATAACTATAGACCAGATTCAGAATTATTAAAAGATTATCTAGCCCAACAATGGATAAAAGACTATGCACTCGCTACGTGTAAATATATGCTTGGCGAAGCAAGAAGCAAGTTTGCCACTATTGCTGGTCCACAGGGTGGATCAACACTTAACGGTGACGCACTTAAAAACGAAGCAGTCGCTGAAATGGAAAAACTTGACGAAGAACTTAAGACGCAAATAGCAGGTGGTGTTGGATACGGATTCACAATCGGTTAATAAACACTTGACATCTATCTAAATATATCATATAATATTAATATTAACACTAACGAAAGGAACATTGTTCTGATGAATAAATTGTGTTTAATTACTATAATGGCTTTTATGTTGAGTGCTTGTAGCATTCCATCAAATCCTTCATTATCATTTGGTAAGAAGTGTTCGGTGAGTAAGGGTCAAATTACATATTCTTACGTTTGGTTGTATGACAAAGAACTAGGTCTAACAGCAAACAAAGAAGATTGTCAATATATTGAGGAAAAGGACTAAACTATGATTATTGGAATCTGCGGATTGATTGGATCGGGCAAAGACACTATTGCTGATTATTTGATTAGGAAACATGATTTCGAAAAGATTAGTTTTGCTGATAAACTCAAAGACTCTGTAAGCACCATGTTTGATTGGGATCGTGAATTGCTAGATGGCAAGACCGATGAGAGTAGAGCATGGCGTGAAGAAGTAGATGAGTATTGGACAAAAGAAACCGGTGAAACCATTACCCCTAGATTAGTACTACAGTTATTTGGTACAGAATGTATGCGTGATGGTTTCTACGACGGTATATGGGTTAGCTTAACAAAGAAGAAAATACTAGATAATCCAGACAAGCACTTTGTAATACCAGATGTACGTTTTCCAAACGAAGCTAAAATGCTATATGAAGTAAAAGGCCAAGTATGGAGAGTAGTGCGTGGTGAAGATCCTAAATGGTTTATTGACTATAGAGACTATGGCATAGAGCCTAAAGACGTACACCCTTCAGAATGGGCTTGGGCTAAAACTAAATTTACACATATTGTAGATAATAACAAAACAGTAAATGATCTTAGAAATCAGGTACAAGATCTCCTTGCTTCCACTTAAATCCTTCTTTATATAAAATCTTAGTACAATTAGCACATACAGTTTTTAAGTTGCTATATCTAACATTATTCATATCACCATCAACATAGTATACTGAAAACTGTTCTTTGTGTTTGCTTTTGTATCCACACTTATCACAAACCTTCTTTTGCTCATACCCTGCTTGTTTCCACTTAGGTGGGCTATATCGTACCTTACCATATCTGGTACAGGCTTCACACTTACTACGATAGAAAGTTTTACCTTTCTTTTTATAGTTTATAGCAACAGGTCTTTGGCCACATTTACATAAAGGTCTCATATATGTATTTACCTGCCCTTTGTGACCCCTTTTTCAGGGTAGTTATAGCCGTGAATTGTGAGTTTTGGTATAAATAATAGTAACAAGCATTATGCTAACAGGAGAAACAAAATGGCTTTAGTATCACCAGGAGTACAGGTTTCCGTAATAGACGAAAGTTTTTACACGCCGGCGGAACCAGGTACAGTACCAATGATTTTTGTTGTATCTGCTCAAGATAAAGTAAACGCATCTGGAACAGGAACAGCAACGGCAACAACAAGTGCGAATGCGGAAAAACCGTATTTAATAACTTCACAAAGAGAATTAGTAGAATTGTTCGGAGATCCAACTTTCTACACAGATACAAATAATAATGCGTTACATGGTAACGAGCTAAATGAATACGGATTACAAGCGGCCTACTCATACTTGGGTGTGGCAAACAGAGCTTACGTAACTAGAGCAAACTTAAACACTTCAGAGTTGGTTGCAACTGCAACTGCTCCAGCGGCAAGTCCAGCAGACGGAACATACTGGTTTGATACTGCTAATAGTGTATTTGGTATCTTTGAATGGAATTCAGCGGCGGCAACGACAACTGGTGGTCAGAGCTTTAGCAATAAGATTCCAACAGTAATTACAGATGCAACTAAGGTAACAGGCGGAACACCTAAAACTTCTGTTGGCGCAGTAGGTGACTATGCCATTGTTGCAACTACAACTTTAAATAAATTTTTCTACAAAAACGCAAGTGGTACTTGGGTACAAGTAGGTTCAAGTGCATGGATTGGTTCATGGGCTACAGTAACAGGAACTGAAAGTAATCCAACTATATCAGCGGCGGCGACAATGAGTTTGAACTCAACTGTTGTAACAGCAGGTGGTACAGCATTAAGTGATGTTGTAACAGCTATTGCTGGTGCAGGTATTGCCGGTGTAAGTGCCGCAGTAGTTGATGGTAAATTAGAAATTTATTCAACAGGAGTTGATATTGTATTGGCAACTAACGCCTCTACACTATTAACAGAGATTGGCTTAACAGCAGGAACATACAAAGCACCAGCTTTAACTATTGCTCCACACACATCAGTACCAGCTTACAAATCAACTGATACTGCTCCAAAACCAACTGGTTCACTTTGGATTAAGACTACAACTCCAAACTTAGGTGCTAACTGGAAAGTTAAGAAGTGGAACGCAACTACTAAATTATGGGAAACTGTAACTGCTCCAATTTACGCAACTAACCAAGCGGCGTTATACGGTTTAGATAAAACTGGTGGCGGTGTTAACTTGGCTGTTGGTGCATTATACATTAACTATAATAATGCAGAAGCAACAGACGTAGTTGGTGATTTTAAAATTCACAGACGTGTAGCAACAGGTAATACTTCAATTACTTCAAGTATTATTGCGGCACAGGTAACAGCAGGAACTTACGCATTTAACATTCAAGAAACTTTAGTTAACAATGCGGCATTACAGGCTGACAAAACTATTAGTGTAACAACTACTGGTGCGTCAAGTGATGCAGATGTTATTGCAGGTGCTATTAATAGTGCAGGCTTTACAAACATTATTGCAAGTGTTGATGCAAGTAACAGAATTGTTATTTCACACAATGACGGTGGTGACTTTAGAATTAAAGACACAGGTGGCGTATTAGCATTAGCAGGATACTCTGCTTACGTTGATGCAAACTCAGGTACACCGAACTTATACACAGCACCAACAGGTGATACAGCACATGACCTTGTTGCAAGTAACTGGCAAGTATTAACTTATACTGCAAGTGCAACGGCTGTAACAGCATTAACAACTGACAAAACTTTATGGTACAGTTCAATTGTTGACGAAGTAGACATCATGATACACAATGGTACTACTTGGGTAGGTTATCAAGATTCAACTGCTCCATACTATGCGGCAAGTGATAGTGATAAAACAGATCCAAAAGGTCCAATCGTAAGTGCTACAGAGCCAACTTTACAATCAGATGGTACTGCACTTAAAAACGGTGACTTGTGGATTTCAACAGCAGACTTAGAAAACTATCCTAAGATCTACAAATACAACGGTACTACATTACTTTGGGTACTAGTTGATAATTCAGATCAAACTACAGAAGATGGTATTGAGTTTGCAGATGCAAGATACAATACAGCAGGTTCTAATAGTGCAACAGCAGGAACTATTGAAGCACTATTAAGTTCAAACTTCTTAGACCCAGATGCTCCAGATCCAGCACTATATCCAAAAGGTATGTTGTTATGGAACTTAAGACGTTCTGGATTTAACGTTAAGAAATTTGTTAGAAACAGCATTAACACAGCAGGTAACAATGCTAGATTTAATAACAACGAATCAATGGCAGGATACTACTCACACAGATGGGTAACTGAATCAGCTAACCAGGCAAATGGTGCAGGTTCATTTGGTAGAAAAGCTCAAAGAAAAGTTGTTGTTCAAGCATTACAGGCAATGGTTAACGGAAACCAAGAGGTTAGAGATGATCAATCAAGAATCTTTAACTTAATGGCTTGTCCAGGTTACTCAGAGCTAATTGGTGAAATGGTAACACTAAACACAGACAGAGGCTTAACAGCATTTGTTGTTGGTGACCTTCCATTTAGATTACCAAGTGATGCAACTTCAATTAATAACTATGCAACAAACGTTAACCTAGCAGTTGAAGATAATGATGACGGACTTGTAACAAGCGATGAATACATGGGTACTTTTTATCCAAGTTTATTCTCAAGCGATAATGCAGGTAAGAACATTGTTGTTCCAGCGTCACATGGTATACTTAGAACTATAGCATTAAGTGATAGTGTTTCGTTTCCATGGTTTGCTCCAGCAGGAACAAGACGTGGTGGAATAACTAACGCCTCAAGTGCAGGTTACATTAGTAGCGAAGGTGAATTTAAAGCAGTAGCATTGAACACAGGACAACGTGATACATTGTACAGCAATAAAATTAACCCAATTACGTTCTTAACAGGTGCAGGACTTGTAAACTACGGACAAAAAACTAGAGCCAAGAATGCTAGTGCGTTAGACAGAATTAACGTTGCTAGACTAGTTGTTTATCTAAGAGGACAGTTAGACAAACTTGCTAAACCTTATATCTTTGAACCAAACGATAAGATTACTAGAGATGAGATAAAAGCTCAAGCTGATAGCTTATTACTAGAGTTAGTTGGACAAAGAGCATTATATGACTTCTTAGTTGTATGTGATGAATCAAACAACACACCAACAAGAATTGATAGAAATGAACTTTATTTGGATATAGCGATTGAGCCGGTTAAAGCAGTTGAGTTTATTTACATTCCGTTAAGACTTAAAAACACAGGTGAAATAGCATCGCTTTAAAAGGATAAATATATTTAACAGGAGATATTAACAATGGCAATTTCAACATTAAGCAAAATTACAGTCCCATTAGATTCTAGTGCATCTAGTTCTAATCAGGGCTTGTTGATGCCGAAACTCCAGTATCGCTTTAGAGTGAGCTTAGAGAATTTCGGAGTATCAACACCAACTACAGAGTTAACAAAACAAGTTGTTGACGTAACAAGACCAAACGTAAGTTTTGAAGACATCCAAGTTGATGTATACAACTCAAGAGTATACCTAGCAGGTAAACATACTTGGGAACCTATTACATTAAACTTAAGAGAAGATGTATCAAACAACGTACAGAAACTTGTTGGTGAACAACTACAGAAACAATTCGATTTCTTCGAACAGTCAAGTGCGGCATCAGGTAGCGATTACAAATTCGTTACAAGAATTGAAGTACTAGACGGTGGTAACGGAATCAATACTGCAAACGTATTAGAAACATTTGAATTATACGGTTGTTATTTACAAAGTGCTAACTATAATACATTAGCATACGCAACAAACGATCCAGTAACAGTTGCATTAGCAATTAGATACGACAACGCAATCCAAACACCACAAGGAACAGGTGTAGGAACAGCAGTTGGACGAACTGTAAATACTTTAATTACAGGCGGCGGATCTACATAAGATTAAAAGTAATATTTCCTGAATATATAAAGGGTGTCTTTTTAGGCACCCTTTTTTTTATCTGCGTACTTAATTATATTGATAAATATTAGTATGGCAAACAAACTTAATGGATTTCTGGATAATGTAGTTAGTGGTGCTTTAAGCCCAAAGGGTAACCTGGGTGACTTTGCACACGCGGCTAGACTGTATGTAGATGATGCACACAGATTATCCCCTAAACACAAATTTTTATATCACGTAAGTTTTAACTTAAACCCTAAAGCGGTTGCAGTTATTCCTCAGTTAAAAACTCAGGAACTTAATATGCTTGTTAAAAGTGTTGACTTACCTAAGTACTCAATTAGTACAACACTAAAACATCAATACAATAAAAAAGCAAACTTACAAACAAGATTAGACTATGACCCAATCAACATAGTGTTCCATGATGATAACTATGGCTCAACTACAACTTTGTGGGAAGCCTACTATAGATATTATTATAGAGATGGAAACTATGCGGCACCAGTTGGAGCAACTACTCCTAATGAAACAAGCGCCGCATATATGAGAAGTAACACATACGGTAACGAAAAACATAACTCTTATAGATACGGATTTGACAACGATAGTCATGAACACTTTTTTAGAAGTATACAAATTTACCAAATGGCAAGAAAAAGGTATACTTGTTTTACATTAGTAAATCCCATCATTAGTGAATGGGGTCATGATACTATGGAAAATAGTTCTAGTGATGCAGTACAAAATACAATGCAGATTCAATATGAAACTGTTTGGTATGCAAGAGGTGGAGTAACTGAAGGAGCGTCACCTAAGTCATTTGGACAGGCCAGTGGACACTATGATAGTATGCCATCACCTAATTCATTAGCAGGTGGAGGAGCAACTAACTTATTTGGTCAAGGTGGTGTAGCCGCAGGTGCGGCAGATATCTTTGGAGACATTACAAGTGGACAAGCATTTAGTTCTCCATCAAGTTTCTTAGGAACAGTTTTAAAAACAACAAGTGTATTAGGTAATGCAAAAAATTTATCCAAGGACGGATTAAGACAAGAAGGCTTTGGTATATTAAAAGATCAAATTGGATCAGCGGCTGGCATAGATGTTAGTGGTGTAGCCAATACAGCATTTCCTAAGACAGCAAGTCTAGGTAGCCTTGGTGATATTACAAAAGCTGTGGCAGGTGTTGCCGGAGCAAGTGCAGTTATGAAAGCAGTAAGCGGAGATAAACCTTTAGGATCTATAAGTACTTTCTTAGCTAGTAATCCAGGTGCATTAGATAACTTAACTAAATCAACAACATTTAAAAAGCAACATCTCAGAGATGGTGGCGCCGCAAGTCCAAATGCTATAACTACTGCATGGAACAATATAAGTAGTGGAGCCAAGAGTGCTTATAATAATTTAACAAGTCAAAATTTAAAAACCCACAGTAAAAGTGGGAACGTGGACTGGACATAATGCCTAACTTACCTGCAGAAATAAAAAACACACAACAAAAAGTTGCTAAATTCTTTAACGAATATTATTCAGCACCTTTAGAATTTCCATCAAACGAAGTTGATGCAGTAATAGGATTTTTTGAAAATAGAGGATTTGAAAAAACATCTGCGGCGACGATTGGTTCAGTATTAATGAGACAAGCAAAGATTGATGAAGTAAAAATATTTGAATTGCTTGACACATTAAAAGGATTTGATGAAGTACAACTTTCAAAAGTAGTAACAGAAGTTTTAAATTACAATAGGCAGAAGATGAGTTCTTTAGGCTATAAAATAGATCAATCTGATAGTAAATTAGAATCACGAAACATATTGGTGTAGTCCTATGCCAAAGTTTGCACAAGGCAGATATACATTAAAGAATCCTACAAAGTATCTAGGAAACAAAACTCCATTATACAGATCAAGTTGGGAATTTGCATTTATGAAATTCTGTGATGAGTCACCTTCAGTAAGTAGATGGGCAAGTGAGGCAATAAAGATTCCATATAAAAATCCTTTGACAGGTAAGATGACAATATACGTTCCAGACTTTATGATACAGTATACTGATGCAAGAGGAAAGTCACACGCAGAACTTATTGAAGTAAAACCTGAAAATCAAATGAAGTTAAAGGAAGTAGGCAGAGATAAATTTAGACAGGCACAATACGTACAGAACGTAGCAAAGTGGGAAGCCGCGAGGGCGTGGTGTAAGAATAAAAAGATCTTTTTTAGAGTTATCACTGAGAAGGACATATTCCATCAGGGGAATAGAAAATGAGGGTAAATGGTAATCCACGCATTCATGCTAGTCGTGGTTTTAGGAACAGGAGAAGATCGTAGGGAACAAAGAGACCCTATGTATTTTAGAAGTATAGACGTTTGTCAGTATTATGCTAAACGCATACCTAGGCAATACGGTAACTATAGTTACTCCTCGTATGTTGATCCTAAGGATAGGGTTACTGCATATTGCAAACCAATTAAAGTAGATGATACCAAAGTGTTAGTTTACGATCATTAATTAAGCTAAATAATAGTAGCATATAATGGACAGTAATTATGACCAAAAAACTTGAAGAACTATTAAACTTACCTGACTCTAAAGAGATTATAGATCAGGAAAAAGCTAAAGCTAAAACCAAAGAAAAAGCTGTAGTAGAACAAAAAGAAGATTTTCGCGACATAGCAGAATTGGATAAGATCAATGCGGCACTACCACAGGTTAAGGGCTTGGGAGAAATGGCTGATACAGAACTAAATGATGTAGCAGATAAGGCCATGACAGCATATGAAGACTTAATGGATTTGGGCATGAATGTTGAATCACGTTATAGTGGTCGTGTGTTTGAGGTTGCAGGACAAATGCTTAAGACTAACTTAGATGCCAAAACAGCCAAGCTACAGAACAAATTAAAGATGGTAGAACTGCAATTACGCAAAGAAAAGCAGGATAAAGACGGTGGTATTGACAGTGATTCGCTAGTAAATGGTGAAGGTTATGTAGTAACAGACCGTAATAGTTTACTTAATAAATTGAAAAACATGGATAAATAAACATATAAGGAAAAACAATGAAGACGTTTGAAAAATATCTAACAGAAGCAAAGAAGACTTACAAGTTTAAGTTTGGTATTGCAGGTGATTTACCAGAAGGTTTTGTTGACAGTTGCGAAAGCTGTTTACAAAAGTTTGGGCTAGTTAATATAACTCCGCCTAAGAAAACACCCATTCAAGAACGTCCATTAGATTTTCCTAAATTACAAAACGTAGAAACTCATTACTTTGAAGTTGAGCTTTCTTACCCAACTACGGCACAGATACTAGGAGAATACATTTCACAAGTAACAAATGTTGATCCAGCTTATATTTGTTTACGTGATGCAGAAGCACCACAAGAAGAATATCAAGATAAAGAGTATGTTAAAATTTATGAGCCTAAGTTAGGCACAGAAATGGAATCAGCTGATCCTGAAGCACAGAAAAAGGTTGGAGACAATCGTGTGATGGATTTACTTAAAGAGCTTGAAGGTGTTCGTAAGGAAAGAGAAAACGATCCAGGACAATCAAACGTAGCTGATAAAGAACAAAAACATGATATGGGTGAACAAGGTAAAACTAGTCCAGTAGGGAGCAAATAATGAAATTGAAAGACATTTATAAAAAAATTGATTCATTAAATGAAGCTGTTAATATGAGCATTTCGATGTCAGGCGAAACTGCTGATGATGTAGCAACATTAATGAAGATGGTAAAAGACGCAGGTGGCAAGCCAGAGATAATGGCACCAATGGGTCCTAAGATGTCACCAAGAGATGATATCGAAAAAAGTTTAAAGGTAATGGATTTACCACCAATGCCAAAAGAAATGCCAAAGGGTATGCCAGACATGGAACCAGGTTGCGAAGACGAAGTTGCTAAAGAAGGCGACTGGGATAACGCACCAGATGAAAAATACCAAGACACAGCTTATATGCAAAACGATTTAGCAGGTGGATTAAATAGACAGAAAAAATCTTATCCAAAAGTAGCAGGCGGAGATAATCCAATGGCACTTGAAGATGAAATTAAGTCTGAGCTTAAATCTAGACTAGAAGCTATGATGGCAGTTAAAGACGAAGTAACTGAAGCAAAAGATAAAGATTTTGACGAATCAGGTTGTGTAGGCGAAATGAAAAAACTTAACAACAGTGGTTGTACAAAAGAAGAAATGAAGAAAAAAATAACTGCTGAATACGATTGCGATAGTAAAAAGTTTGAAAAACTATACGCAAGTCATTGCGGTTAATAAGGAGAGATAGATGGCAGGAGTAACAAGAGTAAACGGATTAAATGCAACAGCTGGAACGATACATTCAGAAAGTTGTAAAGCATTTTTAATTACCGTACAAAACGCCTCGAACGCAGATATCGATCTTAGAGCAGAGGACGATGCAGTTGATGAAGCAGTAGAGATGATTTTAAAAGAAGTTAATCCTTTGATGTTTTCTGTTAAAGATAACAACTCAGGTGAAATTCATATTGTCACAGATGTAAATTTATCAGCGGCAGACATCCAATCAAGAATTAGAAATCTAGGAACAGCAGTAGGACCTAATAACATTGATGTTACAGGTTCTGACGTTGCTGAAGCAACTGCAATAACAATAGCAGGCTAATTTAACTAATTTCCTCCCAATTAGTAAAACCAAATAGGGCTTTCGAGCCCTATTTTCACCTATAAATACTAGTATGGCAACTACAAAAAGTCTAGACGGTGTTCTTACTAAAAAAGCACACCAACGTGAAAAGTTTGATGAAGCAGGAATTGAAGAACTAAAAAAATGTATAGATCCTGATTCAGGGTATCTATATTTTTGTCAAAAGTTTTTTCATATACAACACCCTGTTGACGGAAAGGTTATGTTTGATCCTTTTGGTTATCAAGAACGACTATTAGAAAGTTATCACAATCATAGATTTAATATTAATATGTTGCCAAGACAAAGTGGCAAGACAACTACTGCCGCGGCATACTTATTATGGTATGCTATGTTTCATCCAGATCAAACAATACTAATTGCCGCACACAAATACACAGGTGCTCAAGAAATTATGCAACGTATTAGATACGGATATGAATTATGTCCTGATACTATTAGAGCAGGTGTAACAAACTACAATAAAGGTAGTATGGAGTTTGAGAATGGTAGTAGAATTGTTAGTGCTACTACAACAGGTAACACAGGAAGAGGTATGTCAATATCTTTACTATACTGTGATGAGTTTGCGTTTGTTAATCCAAGTATTGCAGATGAATTTTGGACTTCGATATCTCCAACACTAGCAACAGGTGGTCGTGCAATTATTACAAGTACACCTAACTCAGATGAAGATACGTTTGCTATCATATGGAAAGAATCACAAAACAAGTTTGACGAAGAAGGCAACGAACAAGAAATAGGTGTAAACGGTTTCCATGGCTTTACTGCTAAATGGGACGAGCATCCAGACAGAGATGAAGAGTGGGCTAAGGTAGAAGTAGGTAGAATTGGTGAAGAAAGATTTAGACGTGAGTACGGTTGTGAATTCTTAGTTTACGATGAAACACTTATTAACAGTATAAAACTTTCTAGCTTAGAAGGAATTGATCCAGTGATGAACATGGGTCAAACACGTTGGTACGGAAAGCCAACAGGTGACAAGACTTATGTTATTGCACTTGACCCTGCTATGGGTACAGGAGGTGACTATGCCGCAATACAGATATTTGAATTACCCACATACAAACAGATAGGTGAGTGGAGGCACAATACCACAGCCATACCTGCACAGATAAGAATACTAAAAGACATCGCAAACTACATAAAAGAATGTTGTCAAAATGATGGAGCAAACATATACTGGTCAGTGGAGAATAACAGCATCGGAGAAGGTGCATTGATAGTTATTAGAGACATGGGAGAAGAGAATATACCAGGTATGTGCGTATCAGAACCTATTAGAAAAGGCCATGTACGTAAGTTTAGAAAAGGATTTAATACAACTCACAGTACTAAAATTAGTGCTTGTACACGTTTAAAGAACATGGTTGAAAATGATAAGCTAACAATAAACAGCAAAGTATTAGTAAGTGAGCTAAAGGCCTTTGTTGCTAGTGGTAGTAGTTTCAAAGCAAAACCAGGTGAAAATGACGATCTAGTAAGTGCTTGTCTATTGAGTATGCGTATTATGGCAGTACTAAAGGATTGGGATCCTAGAGTGTATGAAACCTTCAATCAAGCCGACACAGGTGACGATCAAACTCCACCCATGCCTATATTTGTTTCAACAAACATAAGATAAATAGTTATATGAGCAATATGAACAATATATCAGAACAGTTGTTTGCAAAGATCAGAGGCAGATTTCCATCAGTAACACTTGGCGATGAAGCAGGTGTAGTAACTGATGAGCCGAAACTTGCACGTTACTTTGACTTTGACTACAAAGTTGGTGAGGATTCACTAGGTAAAGTTAGCATAGCTTTATCAGAAAAAGAAGTTGCTATTATGTATAACAACACTTTTATTAGTGAACAACCTGATAGTATTAAACAAGAATGGTATGATTTCTTAAAAGAAATAAGAGTTTTTTCAAAAAGAAATATGCTTAACTTTGATACACGTGATATAACTAAATCAAATCTCGATAAAAGAGATTATGCACACTTAACAAAAACTGCCGGAGACAATACAATGAGTGAATCAAAAATGTACGGCACTAGTAGAACAAGTTATGAAGATGTTGACAAAGCTAGGCTAGTACTCAAACATACACAACCAGTGAACATGGAAGTTCCTGGTGCAAGAACACAACACGTAAATAGCATTTACATTGAAAGCGAAAATGGAGAAAGATACAAATATCCATTTAGACATTTGAATGGTGCAAGAGCTTTAGCAAGACACGTAAGCGAAGGCGGGAATTTATATGATGACTTTGGTAAACATATCGTTTCACTCAGCGAAGAATTATCAAAGCTACGTCAATTTAAAACTTACATGAACCGTTCAGCTGTAATGGCAGAAGGCTTGAAAGGTTACATGGATCTAGTTAACGAAAGACTAGACACAATTAAAACTGAAGTAATGAAACTACAACGTGCAGGACATTACGCAGAAACAATCAAAGATTTTAAACCAGCTGTGATGGAAGAAGTTCCAGAAGAATTACAAAACAGTTGGATTGATGAACTAACTATTAGAACTTTTAACGAAGAACTAAAAAGTGTATTCCCATACATTAACAAGTTAGTAAGTGAAAAGAATAAAATCGAAGAAGTAGGTCCAAGTGATATGGGTATGAACAAATATGGTTTGTCAGCTGTACACAAAGGCGGAAAATTTTATTCTTATAGAGATGGAAAAGAAACAGGTGGACCATTTGATTCAATGGAAGAACTTGCTAAACATCAAGAAGATTTAATCAAAGACGAAGCTATGGGACACGAAGGTGGATCAGAAGCACACGCACACAAGATTGACATCGATGGTGACTATGATGAAGACAGAGGCATTAGCGAAAAAGATTGTGAAGAAATGGAATATGCTTGTGGTAAGGCTGGTATCAAATGTAAATGTGAGCCAGACGAAATGAGACAGGGTGGAGTTATTGTACACACAATGGCACCACGTGATGCAGTAATAGATGCTTTGGATAAAGAAGGTTACGCAGTAGAAAGTGCCTACAATCCAGAATCTGAATTTGAAAATGAATTATCCATGATAGTGGGAGAGACAGAAGATGCTTTAATAAACGGCGAAGGCAAAGACCAAGAAGCCGCTATTAAAAAACTTAATGGCTTAATGGCACAGCATTTCCCGGCTGGTGTAAACGGTAACAATGCTGTTCAAAGTTTGAAGGGCATCATAGATGACCCGATGCTACTCGATATGTTTAAGAAGGTAGGACAAAAAGATGCAGACCAGTGTATCAGACCTTTAGTAGTAAAATATGTAAAAGCAAAAGCACCTAGTATTTCGTCCAAAATTGATACAGGTGATCTAGAACAGGAACCAACAGAAGACATTAAAGACAAAGAAGATTATCAGGCTAAGAAGAAAGCTATCCAAGATATACAAATGGATCCGCATACACACAAAGACGAAAAACTCAAAAAAGAAGTTATTCGTAAGAAAGCGGAACTAGATGCCGAAGCAAAAGAAAAAGGCTACAAGGAAGATGATGACACTATTGATGTTAAAATGAATCCAGACGGTAGCATTGAAAAAGACGACAAGGCAATGAACAAAGAGGACGAAAGAAGTCCAGGGGAAAGGTTAGTAGAATTGGTTAAATCATATTACGATTATACAACTAACGCATTTCCAAAAGGCGAAACAGCAGTAGTTACTGCTTGTGAAAAAGAGTTTGGCGATAAGGCAATACCAGTTGCTGAGAAAATGATTGCTAGACTAAAAGCAGGCAAAGACGAAGAGATGGAAAAGATTAAACACCTAGCAGGTGTATAAGAATTTATAAAGTCACTTTTTTGGCAAACAAACACTTGACTTTATAAGTATATTAGTGTAGTATATAAAACTGTGCTACACTATTAAAGGCACAAGCAACGAAGGCTTAACAACTTATAGGAGGCTTATATTATGGCTACATTAGCAGAAATTCGTGCAAAACTAAAAGAACAGGAAACCCGCTCAACGGGATCTTCCACAGGCGGCGACAACGCCATTTACCCATTTTGGAACTTAAAAGAAGGCGAGACTGCAACAGTCCGTTTCCTTCCAGATGGAGACGACTCTAATACATTTTTCTGGCAAGAACGTTTGATGATCAAACTTCCATTTGCTGGAATCAAAGGTGAGACAGACTCTCGCCCTGTACAGGTACAAGTACCATGTATGGAAATGTATGGAGAAACTTGCCCAGTACTTTCAGAAGTACGTGGTTGGTTTAAAGACAAAAACTTAGAAGACATGGGACGTAAGTATTGGAAAAAACGTTCATATGTATTCCAAGGCTTTGTTACAGATAATCCTTTAAAAGAGGATACAACTCCCAACAATCCAGTAAGACGTTTCATTATTGGTCCACAGATTTTTCAAATCATTAAAGGTGCTTTGATGGATCCGGACATGAACGAATTACCAACAGACTATACCGCGGGTGTAGACTTTAGGATCGCAAAAACTTCCAAAGGTGGTTATGCTGATTACTCAACTTCAAATTGGGCAAGAAAAGAACGTCCATTAGATGAAGCTCAGTATAAAGCTATTGAAGACCACGGCTTGTTTAATTTAGGTGATTACTTACCTAAGAAACCAAGTGAAGTTGAAGTTGGTGTTATCAAGAAGATGTTTGAAGCATCTGTTGATGGCGAAGCATACGATATGGAACAGTATGGTCAATACTTTAGACCAGCAGGCGTAAAAGCTCAAACAGGTGATCCTGTGAAAGCATCTACTCCGACTCCTGCTCCAGCGGCGGCTCCGGCACCACAGGCAGAAGCAGTAGCACAAACTACATCAACTGAAGCACCTGCGACAGCAGAAGCACCAGCAACTGACAATAATAAAGCGGAAGACATTCTTGCAATGATCCGTAACCGTCAGGGCTAAATTAAATTTATACAAGGGGTTGTTTCGGCAACCCCAAGTATATGGATTAAGGAGATACAATGGCTAACAAGGCATTTGACGTTTCTAAGTTTCGAAAAAACTTAACGAAATCTATTACAGGAATGAGTGCAGGATTTAACGATCCGACTGATTGGATTTCGACAGGTAACTATGCACTCAATTATCTTATTAGTGGTGACTTTCATAAAGGTGTGCCAATGGGTAAGGTGACTGTTTTTGCAGGAGAATCAGGTGCAGGTAAAAGTTATATCTGTGCAGGTAACATTGTAAAGGCGGCACAAGACCAAGGTATCTTTGTTGTTCTTATTGACTCAGAGAACGCACTTGATGAAGCTTGGTTACAAGCACTAAACGTAGACACTACACCAGAAAAATTACTTAAACTAAACATGAGTATGATTGATGATGTTGCTAAAACTATTAGTACATTTATGTCAGACTACAGAGAAACACCAGAGGAAGACAGACCTAAAGTGTTATTTGTTATTGATAGTTTGGGTATGTTACTAACACCTACTGATGTAGATCAGTTTAATAAAGGTGATATGAAGGGTGATATGGGTAGAAAACCTAAGGCACTTACTTCATTAGTACGTAATACAGTAAACATGATTGGTTCACATAACGTAGGACTAGTATGTACTAACCACACTTATGCATCGCAAGATATGTTTGATCCAGATGATAAAATATCAGGTGGACAAGGATTTATCTATGCAAGTTCGATTGTAGTAGCAATGAAGAAATTGAAACTAAAAGAGGACGAAGATGGTAAGAAAGTAACTGATGTACGTGGTATTAGAGCGGGTTGTAAAGTTATGAAAACTAGATATGCAAAACCGTTTGAAGGCGTACAGGTTAAGATTCCTTATGAAACAGGTATGAATCCATACAGTGGATTGGTTGACTTGTTTGAGAAAAAGGGTCTACTTACTCAACAGGGAAATAGACTTAAATACGTTGACAGCAAAGGTGCTGAACATCTTGAATATCGAAAAGACTGGGGTGGTGAAAAGTTAGACATAATTATGAGTAACTTCACTGAGACAGCCGATGTTACAGACGAAGCTGGAATTGTAGAAGATAGTAACCCTGAGGAGTAAAAATATTATGGACGGAACACAGATAGTAGAGACTTGGCAAGTATTTAAAGAGTATCTTGATAAGAAGCACCTAGAAACTGTAGCAGAAAAATATGTTGATCTGTGTGCAGACTTTGGTACAGAAGATGAAGCATTTAGAGATGCTTTAGGTTCAGATCACGATTTAGATAAAGCTATTGGGTATTATTTGGAAGAAGATGTCGATTACGATGACGAAATTGATGAGGATTATTAATGGGTTGGTATTCTGATATTGCAAAAGATATTAACAATATCCCAAAGGCAATACAATATTTTGAAGACGAATTAGTTGAAGCAAAGACACAAATTCGTATTAAAGGTAATGTAGAAAGAGCCGCGGCAGAGATGCCTGGTATTGTTGAGCAACGTTTTAATCAGTTGCAGGAACTTGAGGCAATTTTAGAATACCTAAACATCGAACTAAGACGTTTACGAAGTTCTTTCTTTAAGAAGTATCTAGAGAATTACCAAAGAGCATTGAGTAGCAGAGATGTAGAAAAGTATGTTGACGGTGAAGCAGATGTTGTTGACTACGAAAAGATTATTAACGAATTTGCTCTTATGCGTAATAAATGGTTAGGCGTAACTAAGGCATTAGATCAAAAACAATGGCAACTTACTAACATAGTCAAGTTACGAGTTGCAGGAATGGAAGACGCAAGTCTATAAGTTCCAAATTAATATAACTAGGAGAATACACTTATGAAGATGAGTGAAACACAGCCAGGTCAGGTTGCTAAACAGTACGGTGGCAATACTAGACCTACAATAAATCATATGGAGAGAACTGACTTACCGGGTTCTAGACAGAAGATTCAAAAATGGGATATGATTCCAGATGAATGTTTTGTACAGAGAATGGCCGGCGAGTTTGTTAAACAAACTTCTAATGAACTTTTCGCAGATAAGAAAGTTGTTCTGTTTAGTTTACCGGGTGCATTTACACCTACTTGTTCAACAAAACAGTTACCTGCATATGAAGAAATGTATGATAGATTTAAGGCGGCTGGTGTGGACGAAGTGTATTGTGTATCAGTAAACGACGGTTTTGTAATGAATGCTTGGGCTAAAGAGCTAGGCATTGAAAAAGTAAAACTGTTAGCAGATGGTAACGGAGACTTTACTGATTCAATGGGAATGTTATGTACAAAAAGAAATAAAGGCTTTGCAAACAGAAGCTGGCGTTATTCTTTGTATGCAGTAAACGGAATAGTTCAAGAAGCATTTGTTGAACCTGGATTCAATCACAAAGGTGAGGACGATGATCCTTACACTTGTACTGACCCAGAGACAATGGTTCAATTCATCGAAGCAGACGCAAGATAAAGTCTAAATACAACTATGAAAGTTGTATTAGTTACAGGTGGCTTTGATCCACTACACTCGGGACACATATCTTATTTTAAAGAAGCAAAAAAGCTCGGCGACAAATTAGTCGTCGGGCTTAATAGCGACGAATGGCTTACACGTAAAAAAGGTAAACCCTTTATGCCAATCCAAGAACGTGTAGAAATTATTAGAAATTTGAAAATGGTAGATGACGTTCTTACTTGGGACGACAGTGATGATTCTGCCTCTGGTGCAATATTTAAACTGATGGCTACATCAGGGTATGGGCATGATGTAATATTTGCCAATGGTGGAGATAGAACAGATAAGAACATACCAGAAATGAAAACTTGGCACGACAAGGTTGAGTTTGCATTTGGTGTAGGTGGTACTCATAAACAAAACTCAAGCAGTTGGATACTAGAAGAATACAAACACCCAAAGACACAACGTAACTGGGGTTGGTATAGAGTGCTAGATGATAAACCCGGATACAAGGTAAAAGAACTTGTTATAAATCCTAAGAGCAGTTTAAGTATGCAAAGGCATTTTAAACGTTCAGAACATTGGTACGTGCTTAAAGGAACTTGTAATATTATTACAGATGGACCTGCAGGAATACAAGAAAAATTATTAGAAGCACACAGTCCTGGATACTCGATTGGTAAGGAAACTTGGCACAAAGGTATTAACGGACAAGACGAACCTTGTCATATATTAGAAGTTCAATATGGAGAAGAATGTATTGAAGAAGATATAGAAAGAAAAGATGCCTGACATACAAGAAGAATTAAAAGACATAAATCCTTACGTACTTGAACAAGTATTAAAAGCTAAACCATATTCAATGACTAGTGGCACTAGACTAGCACATACATACACAACCATACAAGACTTAGATGCAAGAGGCATCACAGGAGACATTGTAGAGTGTGGAGTATGGAAGGGCGGACATATCATTATGTCTTGGTTAGCTAATAAAAATACTAAAAGAAATTTTTGGTTATACGATACCTTTGAAGGTATGACTGAACCAACAATGGAAGATTATAAAGTTAATCACGACGGTACTCTTGGTTATGCATATAGAAGCACAAAGGCAAAACAAGGATACAATAAATGGTGCAGGTCAGAGTTAAGTGAGGTTGTTAATAACTTACATAACTTTAATATGCCACAAAAACAAATAAAATATATCAAAGGCGATTGTAATCAAACACTAAAAGATCCAAAAAACTTACCAGATAATATTGCTTTTTTAAGACTAGATACAGACTGGTATGAGTCTACACTAACAGAAATATTGCAACTGTGGCCTAGATTACAGGTAGGTGGCATAATGGTTTTGGACGATTATCATTCTTGGCAAGGAAGTAAAAAAGCCTTTAATGAAGTATTTGGTAACTCTCTGAAGATACATACTATTGATAGAACTGCAATTTATGTGATGAAAGAGAGACCATGAGCAATAAAGTATTTGTCGGCTATGACACAAGAGAAGATATTGCGTACCAAGTTTGTGAGCATAGTATATGGCAACATAACAAAGGTACAGAAGTTATTCCATTAAAACAAAAAGAATTAAGAGATAAGATGTTGTACTGGAGAGGCGAAGATAAACTTGCAAGTACAGAATTTACATTTACAAGATTTTTAATTCCACACCTTATGAACTATGAAGGTTGGGCATTATTCATTGATAGTGATATTGTTTTTCTAGAAGATGTGGATAACTTATTTGCATTAGCAGATGACAAGTATGCTGTTATGTGTGTACAACATGATTACAATCCTAAACCAGGAACTAAGATGGACGGACAAATACAAACACAATACCCAAGAAAGAATTGGTCAAGTGTAGTATTATGGAACTGCGGACATCCAAGTAATCAAAAGATTACAGTAGACATGGTTAACAATCCAAACTATGATGGAAAGTTCTTTCATAGATTTGCTTGGTTGAAAGAGGAAGAAATTGGATCATTACCAGTTGATTGGAACTTCTTAGTAGGACACTATACAGCTGATGGAACTATGGACCAAGAACAAAAAGAAGATGGTACACCACGTGCATTACATTACACGGAAGGTGGACCTTGGTTTAAAAATTATAGAAATTGCGAATTCCATCAAACTTGGAAAGATGTTCTTTCTGATATGATGGAGAATAAGGATGAGTGATAGTTATGGCACTTGGGATCCTAGGGTACTTACACCAGAGATGAAAGAATTAATAGATAACATACTGTATGGAGTTGCTACACACGACAATAGGCACGCCATTGAATCTGTACAAAAAGTATTTGAAGATATAAAAAATCCTAAGGTTATATGTATTGACAGCGGAATTAAAAAAGTTGAAAAGAAAGTAAAAGGATCATTTGGTATTGTTGATTCCTTTATTATGGCAATGGCACTAGGTAGTGGCGGAAAATATATTAGGGCAGATGACGTAAATGATTATTGGGATAGCCCTGCACCATTCTTAGTAAGAGGACTAGGTAAACAAAAACTTATTAAAGAATGTATTGCACGTGGCAAAGACTTTTACTTTATGGACACAGGTTATATGGGTAATAATCCTAGTCCACGTAATCCAAATGGTAAGAAAACTTATCACAGAATTGTAAAGAATGCATTACAAAATCTTCATATGCCAGACAGAGATGAAAATCCTAATGCGTATGGCGGTGAACGTTTTAAACAAATAGCACAACCATTTAAAGATGCTTATCCAGGAAGAAAAGTTTTAATTGTTCCACCTAGTGAAAAGGTAATGAAATACTTTGATCAAAACTTAGACGAATGGATCAATAGCACAATATTAGAAATTAAAAAACACACTTCAAGACCAATCGAATTACGTAGGAAACCAAGTAGAGAAGATAGGGTTTCCGTTAATACTATGGAACAAGCATTAGAAGATAATGTACATTGTTTAGTAACTTACAATAGTATTGCGGCATTAGAGGCAATGATGTATGGTAAACCTGCTATCGTATTGGGTCCTAACTGTGCCCAAGATATTGCAGAAACTTCATTATCCAGAATTGAATTTGTAAAACATCCTGGAAGAAAAACATTAACGTACCTTTGCAGATATCTAAGTAACAATCAGTTCACATATGACGAAATGTTAAGTGGCTATGCATGGAGGACGTTAACGTGCGAGTAATAGGATACACTAAAGTTATACCACCAGGGAAAGCACTCAAGCCTAACAAACCCAACCATAAGTTAGACATCATTAAAAACTTTGTTGAAGGTGTTAGAATGTGTGGTGACAACGGTTTGGTATATGATGGTTATGAAATGCTAGACTGCGAAGTAGCTATGATGCAAGGCTTCTTACATGATAATAGTGCTCACGTTCCGCACATTAACTTACGTAGAAATATTACAATGAATACACGCAACAAAGCATTCATTACAGCAGACAGTAATCTTTTTTTATATAAAGCAAAACAAAACGAACCATATCATTACTTAAGATACAGTATCAATGGTGTGTTTAACGACACAGGAAACTATTGTAACGATACCCCTACTGACCATCAGTGGAACAAGATTAAAAGAGACTTAGGTGTAGAACTTAAACCTTGGACCATTAATGAAAGAGAATTTGTACTATTATGTTTACAACGTAATGGTGGATGGAGCATGAAAGGTAAAGATGTTGTTGTTTGGGCTAACACTAAAATTGCAGAAATAAGACGACACACAACTAGACCTATTATAGTAAGACCACACCCAGGAGATAAAAAAGCACCTGAGTATTGTAAACAGATTAGTGGTGAAAATGTTAGAATTAGTTTTGAACCAATGATCGAACACGACCTAGCAAAGAGCATGGTTACCATAGGTTATAACAGTAGTCCATTAGTAGCAAGTGTTATTGAAGGTGTTCCTATTATTGTTGAAGACCCTAATTCAAGTCAAGTAGGAGAAGTAGCACATACAGATTTATCACAGTTGGCAAAACTACAACCAATTGATAGAGAAATGTGGATTAGAAAGATTGCACAATGCCATTGGAGTTTTGCAGATTTACGTAGTGGAGAATGTTGGCAACATATGAAAAGGTACATAAAGATATGAGAATAACAGTAGTTACAACATTTCATCAGCCCGGACTAGAACAATATGGACAACGGTTTATAGATTCTTTTAGTAAGAATGTTGATCCAAAAATTAGAATGGTTGTGTATGCGGAGAATTGTAATCCAATAATACCTGAGAATGATAAAAGAATTGAAGTAAGAAATGCTGAACAAACACTTCCTGAACTACAACAATTTAAAAGAATATGGAAAGATGTTCCTAAAGCAAATGGTAAATGTCCTTGGCCGGAACGTAGACCAAGAGATAATCACAAAGAGTTTAAATGGGATGCCGTTCGATTCGCTAACAAAGTTTATGCAGTATTTGAAATGGCAAGAGATACCGAGACAGACATTCTTGTATGGATGGACGCAGACACAGTTGTACATAGTCCTATAACATACGGGGAGTTTAGAATACTAGTACCTGCAACACAATGGTTACACTTCTTAGGAAGAAATAAAAAATGGCCTGAGTGTGGTTGGTATGGTTTAACATTACGAACCGAAGGAGCCAATGCTTTCTTAAAAGAGTTTCAACGTGTATACGATGAACCTGAAAGCAATGGTATTTTTAATATGGAAGAATGGCACGATAGTTATGTGTTCTGGGAAGTATTAAAAAAGATCAAACCTCATCACGGAAATATAAAAGACTTTAGCGGACATATAGTAAATGGCGAAGGACACCCTCTCATTAACTGTGAGCTTGGTAAATACTTTGACCATTTGAAAGGGGTTAGAAAATCGGAAGGACGTAGTAGAAAAAGAGATCTGCTACAACCACGTAACGAGACATATTGGAATGAAGTTTAGTTTATTTAGAGAGTATGGCGCACAAAATAGTAAACCAATATTTGATGCCTTTGCTGACAGTCTTGTCAGTAATGGTCATGTGGTCGTTGATAATTCTTACGACTGTGACGTTGGTGTTATTTGGTCTGTTCTGTGGAATGGTAGAATGGCTCCTAACAAAAAGGTCTGGGAAGACTTCCACAATCTAAATAAAAAAATTATCGTATTAGAAGTAGGCGGCCTTGTTCGAGGCAAAACATGGAAGGTAGGAATCAATGGGATTAACAGAGATGCTAATTTTGGTAGTAGCAACTGTGATAGTTCTAGGGTTAGAACACTAGGACTAAAACTTAAACCTTGGTCACTAGGTGGCGATAGAATTATAATCTGCGGACAGCATGATAAGAGTAATCAATGGAAAGATATGCCAACCATGTCTACTTGGTTACTAGACACAATCAAACAAATTAGAGAACGTACTGATATGCCTATAGTATGGAGACCTCACCCAAGATGTCCTGTACCTGGCATTGAACACGAATACAAAAACGTAAGAAGAGAACAACCTATACAGGTAAGAGATACTTATGATGATTTTGACTTTGATTGTAAAGGTGCTTATGCAGTAATCAACTGGTCAAGTAACCCGG